TACGTTCCCTATTATTTTCTCTATATTCCTTGTTATATTCCTTTTTACGTTCCCTATTATTTTCTCTATATTCCTTGTTATATTCCTTTTTACGTTCCCTATTATTTTCATAATATTCCTTGTAATATTCCTTGTTATATTCATCAGAACACTTAACACAACGATAACTTGAAACATATCGTGTATTAATATGCCCATGTCTACAGGGCTTGCCTGTAAAGTAGTGTTTCAATCCCTGTGCTTTCGCATCCTTACGACTTATTATTTCCATAACGGGTTATACTCTTTCATCACTTCAATCAAATCAGGATAATGGTCAGCAACGTTTTCTTCAAACACTTGCACCTGACCTTGCCATGTAGTCACTATAATCACAATCTTCTTAGCCATTCTTCCATAATGCTCATAGAACATTCTGGAATATGCAGCACCTTGTAAGAAATAACTTTCAATCCATTCTTTACGTTTTAATTTGCGGGAGTTTTTAAAGTCAATGATTGCAAGTTCACCATTCCAGTTACCAACCAAATCAGATGTACCAGCCAGTTTTAAATAATCCGACCACATAGGCAACTCAATACCATACGCAACACCAACCTTATCCAACTCAGGAATCATGCGATTAAACAATTGCATAATCGGTTTAGTTGTACGTGGTAATGGTATACCTAATAGATAATTTTCACAACAGGCATGAATCACGTTACCAACGTTAGATGAATTCTTTGCAATTCTACACGCTTCGACTTCACCAACACGTTGCTTCCAAGTTTCAATTGCACCACTGGATAGGTTACTTAATACCGTAGTAACAGATGGATACCTATCACCATTTTCAGTTAAGTATGTTCGACCTGTATCAGAATTTTCCTGTATGATTCGTTTCGGTTCAACTAACTGTAGCTTCGTCATCTATAACTTCATCCCACATATGGTCATCATCACCATCATACGTTTCTTCTTTAATGTGAGTATTGGTTCTAACCTGAACCTTATCAGTTGATAACTTAATATCAATTATTGAATCACTGTCAATCATATTTTCGACTTCACCTATTACATTATGTTTATTAGTTCTAAGAGAACACCGGAACATTCCATCAACGAAAAAATCTAATGTATTTTCTGACATTGTATCTCACTGGTTAATTATCTAATCTATTTTACAAAGCTGAAAGGTATTATTGCAGCTACCTTATTACCCACGCTTAATGCTTCACCGCTAACACCTTTCATTATCGTTTGTTTACGCCATTACGACATTTCTTAGATTGTGGTTTACGTTTGCAGCGGTATGAACCATGTGAAAGTTTTTTACCTGTAGTGTTTGTATTTTTACTCATAATATATTCACCTTTTAATAATCTTTAATTGTAGAACCGGGATTACCTTTCTTCATAGCTTTCATCATATCTTTCCAATCACCATCAAGATTCTTGAATTTATTCTCCAATCCACCGCTACCACTTATACCAGTCATAGAGGGGCAGGATTTAATATGACGTTTTACTTCACCCTCAACCCCACATTCAGGGCATGGTTTCTCACATGGCACATTGTAATCGGCCATGCTAAGTGATTCCCTGAAGGTATGGCCACATGAATGACATTTGTAATCATATAACATCTATTCACCTTCTTCAAGTTCTTCATCTTCCATAACTGGTTGCAGTGCTTTCCAGTCTTGGTATGGGAACCATCTTAATTCACCATCAATAACCTGTTTAAGGAAATCAACTTCAACTTTATCAATGCTTTCACACATCTGTAAGAATCGTTGCATAACACGATTTGAATCCAAGTTTGGATTATACACAACCGCCTTGAAATCCTTGTATATCATTTCAAGATGTGTAAGATGCATACCCATAGGCGCATCGTCATAGGTTATTTTAGGTAAACCCTCAGTGGATATTGTAGCATCCATATTGTAGCATAAATCTGCATACTGTGTAAAGCGAGGATTGAACTTATATAATATCTCATAAGCCCCACTTCTATACTCTTCATCTAACTTATCAATCTTTATAAATTCATCAGCCAACATATTAAAACTCTCCAACCTTCTGCATAAGTATTTTCATTCGGTGTTGCATTAGGTATTTATACACGTTGTTGACTAAGTTATCCTTAGAATCAGTATATACATCAATAATAGATTCCTGTATATCCATTGGGATGAAATCAATATCAATTAAACGAACATTGCGTTTAAATTTCTTGATAACGTCACCATCACTATCAACATCATGCATGATGTGTTCAAAAATTGATTCGTTATTAACACGTTCTTTCATTTCTTTTATGAATGGAGCGCGAACTTGTTTCTGGCGTTTATCCTCACAGAGAAAAGTATCTTCATCTGAAAGAATATTAGGTATACCGTCACCAGAATCACCTTTAACATAATGAGTAAACAAATCATATTCTGTGTTACTGGTAGTTAAAAACTTTTTGGTTTTAGGTGAATATTGTTTTACATTCTTACCACACTTATTCTGGATTTGAATCATATCTTTATCAGCAGATACAATCATAACAGGTTCATGTGGTGATTTACGTCTAGTTAATACAGCAATAACGTCATCCGCTTCAACCCGTGGTAACGATACAAATACATAAGGAAAGTTTGTTCTGATTTCCTCTTTAATGATACCAAAGATTCGGAAAAACTCATTCCAATCAACTGTAGATTTTTGACGCATCTTAATTCGGTTCTGTTTATATAATTTAAACACATCCTTACGCCAATAGTTTGATGTATCAACTGCGAGTACCACTTGACCATAGTTACGAAACTTTTTCTTAAAATATAGAATCTGTGATAGGGTAATGTGGCGAACCATTGACTCACTCAATTCATCTTTTTCATATGCAAGATATTCCTGCACCTTTGTAATAACCACATTGGATAAATCCAATATTAACATATTAAAATACCTTTATTAAGATTGTATCTTTATTGATACGACCTGTTACATTCTTCTTAACCGCTTTGGTTTTATTAAACACATCATCGGTAGTGGCAGTCGCCGCTTGTAAAAATTCAGGTATTTTGGTTTCAACATTACGTATTGTTTTTGAACCAGATTCATCACTGAAGTTTTTCAACGTTGAACCTTTTACCTGTAATCCTAACTCAACATCATCTGCATAATATATGGCTAATGCTCGTGTTTTTGTATTAAAGGCTACTAACTTCTTAGCACCAACAATCAATTCAGGGTTAATTGATTTAAGTTCATACCCATCATGATACTGCATATATATCAGTTTTTCTACCTGCTTACTAGGTAAAATCTTTTTCTTTGCCCTTGGTTTACGTTTAGGTTTAACCAGTTCCAGTTTAGAAAAGATTTCATCATACAGTTTTAATAAACGCTTTAATATAATTTTACCATGTGGTTTATATGCTTCATTCAATTGGTCATCTTCACCAGATAAAGCCAACTTAAGTTCATCAACTTGGGGTGTATAGAAATCAACTACACTCTTTATCTGAACCCCATTTAACACTTCTGGTATTGAAACGGTAACAACATCACCCCATAGAATAGAATCAACCAATCCATCAATATAAGAAAAAACATTGTTGAGTTTAACATCAAAAGAATCGGTTGTAGGTTTATCAACTACATGGATTGTTGGTTTTTCAACATAATGTTTACTAACCAATTCATTTGCAGTTGAGTGTAACCAATCAACATTCTTATCACGGGCAGGGAAACCACGTAGAATCAATCGTGCAACTGAACCAGCCGTTTGAGTGAATTCATCTGGTATACATGAAACATGTTTTTTATCATAACCATTCTCAACCGCCCACTCAATAAACCATTTCTTTTTATCAGTATTCTTAGTGGTTTGGGTGTACCAGTTTAATGATGTGCTTAGATGTTCGTTGTAATTACCATCATTGACAACTACATTATCCCATATAGGTTCAGGGCCATACAGATAATCATCTGTATTTCTGACCCGTTTTTTAACTCTTGCCATTATACTCTCGAATAATTTAAAGTAGACTTAAACAAAGTTTCAATGACTCTAATTGCCAATGACAGTCATCAAGTGCATTGTGTCGCGAACCTTTGTTAATCTCATCTTCTAATTTAGTTAATTCTTTTCTATGTTTATTGTGGATTTGAGTTCTGAGTGTTCTAAAATCCTGAACTCTATTATAACGTGTACGCATGGTAAGTGGTGCATAGTCATGGAATAACATAAAATAATCAGTTTTAGGTACATCAAAAAGAATACCATTAGCCCAAATATCAAAGTTAATACCTTCGAAGTGATAGTTTAAGAACTCATCAAATTCTTTAGCAACCTCATCACCTGTTTTCTTACCGTTCATAACTGACTTGCGTACATCAGCATCTTGTTCACTCCACCATTGCATGGTTTCTTTATTAATAGAAAATCCTTTTTTCTTCAAATCCAAGATGTTAATACATTCACAGAATTCACCATACACTTCAAATGTTTTGCTATCGAACACTACAGCAGCGATTTGTGGAATTAAAGCATCATCTTCGAGTGCTAATGTTTCCAAATCAACCATTATACTAAGAGCCATATTAACCTCGAACAACTTGTAGGTAATTTCTTTTGATGCCTTGATACAGCTTTCTGAAACACATATCAAGTTCCTGCGTACATGAATCGACCTGTGCTACCTGCATTACACCACCATTGCTTGTAAACGGATTACCGCTTCGGTGTGGAGCATTTACAGTGATAGGTTGGGATTGTGTTTTTGGTTCACCATTTTCATCAAGTAACTGAACGCCGTTTTCATCAAGTACAGGTTCTTCTTTGTGACCAATAACAATCTGGCGGGGTTTCATGAATGGAACAACGCGACTTTTTTCATTAGTCTTTACGTACTTATTTTCCATCATTTCAGGGGAACTAAAGTTTTTAGCTTCTCTGCGAATTCTTTTTGCTTGTTTACCGTTCATAATTTATCTCTTTTTATTTTTATTGTTATCAGAGTAGACTACCAACTTTTACACTGGTAGTCAATCATACTAAGCTACTTCGTTTTCAGATTTTCCTCGAACCCAAATGTTCTTTTCATTAACCTTCGGGATGTCATTAACCTTCGGGATGAATCCCGACGACTTAGCAAAGTCTACACGTTTAGCGTATAGGGCTTCTTTTGTTTTTTGGCGAGTGTTTGTAGTCATTGCTGAATTATGACTTCGTTCAGCATCAAAGCAAAAACGATATTCATCTTTAATGTATTTTTCCTTTTCATTTACCGTAGCAAACAGTAGATATACTGCATTACCTTTTGGCCCGTTTGGAAAAATTCTCACACGTGGTACATTATCATACTGGTTCATTTCATAACCTTCTTCTGTTTTCTGTCGGAAAGGGGTTGGATGTTCTTCATATTGTATAGATTTGATTCACTGTATGCACCAGTGGCATGGGCATCAGGGATAGGTTCACAACTTACTGACATAGCAAAGAAAACAGCCATTAAAAGTATAAAACCCACCCACTTGTTATTGAATAATTCTCTAAGCATTTCATTTCACCTGTTCATAACTTAAATAATTTGGCAACCCGTGAGGGATTCGAACCCCCAATCGTGGGAATAGAAATCCCATGCCTTAATCCAATTTGGCCAACGGGTCATAATTTTAATAATCGAATTCATCGTCATCATATTCATCAACTGGGTCAACATCGTCACCTAGTTGATTATTAATAAGATGTTTCAGATTCTGTTTTTCGCTTTTTCGTTTTGTTTTGTTTTCTTTTAAGTTGCGTTTTTTGTCATCAGCGTAACGTTCGTGATTGTACTCATTAAACGATTTCATCTTACTTTCCAGTTATTGTTCTAACAATGTAGATTGTAGGTTATCACTAGTGAATATTAATTGTCAATATTTTTTGAATTGAATTTAACGACTTCTGCTTTCAAACTCTCAATATCTTTATTGATACTGTGTTGCATAGTAACTTTAACAATCAAGCCTGCACTTGCAATACCGAAACCTAGACCGATTAACCATCCAGTCAGTAATACCAATCCCACGGAAAATACCAGTAAACCAATCCCAAATAAGGTTAATGCTACCTCACTCACTTCATCAAGATACTTATTCATTCAACTCACTCTCACTCAGTTCAATTTCATCCCACGATTTGTTTGCAGTTACACTACAGCCAAATTTACCAAAATATCCCTTTGGTTCAGCAATATTACGTGCTTCCACATCCTCTTTAAAGATGAATGGTCTACCGTTTACACGGGTTTGGAATTCACCACCTTTACCGAAGATAGCATTCTTAAGTTTGATTTTCTTACCGTAACCGGGATAACCATCAGGGCATTTGTTAGTACCAATCAGGAATGCTTCAACACCACCCTTTGGTGAATAAAGAATTGAATCCTGTTCAAACGATTCACCAAGTGAACGTAAATCTTTTTCAAGTGAGCCGTTATCTTTCAAGTCCACAACCAAGAAAACTTGTTCACCAACTTCTTTTGCATTCGGGGTATTATAGTTTTCAATATACGAACCTTTAACTACAGTGATACCATAACCCTTCGCTTGAAGTTTAGCCTTCAGAGATTTATTGCGCTGAAGGTTTTCACGCTTGGTATATTCCTGACCTTCGTTGCAATCACGTGCATCACGGAATGCAGTGATAATACCAATATCATGTGATTGTGAATGACGATACACACGTGATAGTGAAGATTCATTAAGTGTTTGTTTAAAACTTTTCATTACTTTCCTTTCCTTTCAAATAAAAGTATTTATAAAAGATAGTTACCAACTCTTGCGCTCAATCCACGCTGGTGTAACTCACTGGCAACTCTAGCCATATATGCTTCTGCTTTTTTACGGGCCGGTTTCTCTAACCGCCAATTTCCTTCAGCCGCATTGTAGTGACTCACCATTTCACGAGCATAATCATATGCATCTAAAACTTGGGTATTTGATGCCGAATCAAGTTCACTTATTTCAAGTTTCAATGGCATGTATCTCTCCTTTATTATTTATTCAATATAAGTATTATACCAGAATGGTTCGTAAATGCAAGTTATTTACTCAAACATTTACAAATTCGTGGGTCATTTCACGGATTATGTTGTTTAATCTGCGCGAATCGGCCATTGCGTGAGCTTTCACCTCAACTTCATTCTCAATAAAAGCCCACATATTAAGAGCCTCTATTGCCTCTGAGAAGCTATTATAATCCTTAGCTATATCAGTGGCCTGTAGGTGCATTAATATGCCGTTACGGGCTATTGTGCGGTCTGTATCGGTTGCTATTATCTGGTCAGCAGCCATATCATACACTCGCTCTAATTGCAACTGTTTTTAATGCATCATTCTGCATCTTTCGTGTTGTGTGTCGAACAACGCGGGCCATTAACATACACCCTTCGTTGTGTGGTGCAGCAAAGATAGCATGTGCAATCTCATGAAAAACAACATGACGAATATCTAAATCACGTTTTGTCTTCTCAATGGTTGCAGCAGGTATCCAAATGATACAGTCACCCATCTTAGCTTCACCTAACCTACCTTCACGGTCACAATCAGTGATACGAATATCAACACGTTTAAATGCTTCACCTAACACTTCACGGGCTTCATATACAAACCCCATCACTTTTCTGCGTAAAGCATACGTTTCATCGTTCATTTCACGGTTCGTGTGTCTTGGTGCTTTAAAACTTTTACGTCTAGCCATCGGTATAACTCCTATAAATTCATTCAATATAAGTATTATACCCTATTCACCAGTAAATGCAAGTTATTTACGAAAATAATTATGGATTCATGTTGAATCGCTTTGCTATACCCTCAACAAATTCAATATCCTGTTTGTTCTTCTGTTTTATACAGGAATTAATGTGTCTATTAGTATTGAGCCGTATTCGTCTATGATAACCCCCATGACTACGCTCTAATTCACGCACACGAGCAATCAAATCTTCTTGTTCAAGAAAGTAGTACAGATAGAAGGAGTTGAAGTCAATTAAAAATTGCTCACACTCAGGGCAAAGTGGCACACCCTCATTCCATGAGTTGTAATCCACACCACAACCAATACACGTTCCCTGACTTGATTTCATTAACGCCATAGTTCACCTGTTAATAATATAATAAATGGTAGGCCAGAAGGGAGTTGAACCCCTATCTTACCAATTATGAGTTGGCAGCATTAACCAGTTATGCTACTGGCCCGAAAACATAATATACCACACATATATATACATATACAACAGATTGTGGGAATTAATTATGTGGTTATATGAAGGTAAAGAATTTACAAGTGAAATGATTGGTGATAATTATGCATTCGTTTATTTAATTACTAATAATATAAATGGTAAAAAATATATCGGTAAAAAAGTTTTCAAGTCAAAACGAACACTTAAACCGTTAAAAGGAATGAAGCGTAAACGCATTGTTATCAAGGAATCTGACTGGCAAAATTATTGGTCAAGTTCAAAAATTGTTGCAGAAGAAATTAAGAAACATGGCAAGGAAAACTTTACCCGTGAAATAATTTCATTACATCCTGATAAACGGGAGGCAAACTATGCCGAACTCTGTGAGCAAATCGTGCGTAATGTTTTAGAATCCCGTGACGAATATGGTGAACGTTTGTATTATAACGAAAACATTGACCGCGTATATTATCCATCAAAGAATTATGGTGAACAACGAATCATTGAACATGAACTTAGGATTCAAAATCATAAAGTTCTTTAACTTCCCATCCAACAACTGATATAACCTGTACTGCCAATCCACGTTGCAGTGCTTGGTTTATCATATCACGTGTACCAGTTGATTTAGTATCCCAAATTGCAAGTAGTGCATCACCATCTTTCGCCATTTGCGAATACTCCCCGCAATCTTACTATATGGTTTCCCATCTTTACGAAATCCAATAAAGTGTTCATCCAGATTATCAACATCATCCCAATCAGCAGGGTATTCGTGTTGTGGAACTTTTAGCATCGTAGCATAGAGTTTAGCCATCAGGTCTACACCGTTAGCACCACCTTGAATGATACAATCAAAATCAAACTTACATAAATCCAACGCTTCAAGAAATCTATCAGGGTCAGTTATAGAGCGTGACCCCGCAACAATTAATTTCACTTAACAGGCCCAATGATAATTTCACGTTGACTATCTAATGTAATTTGTTTGTTTTTATCTTCGCCGCACATTTCTATATACCCTTCAACCAACCCAACAAACAATCCGATAACAACGGGTAGAGCCTTTTCAATATCTTGATTTACATATTCTATAATATAATCTGAAACTTGTTCACTCGTAATATATTCAACCTTTTACCATTTCTGTATTGGACAATGTGATATTGGTACTAAAACTTTAGCCTCAAGAAAACACCCACACTTTTCACATTGCTTGCGTAATGTATCTTTATTTTTAATAAAAGGGCATTCCATACAGATTGCCATACGTTCCTTACCTTTCTCACTTATACTCATTTTATCTCAACCGCCCAATTAACTACACACCAATCATATATACAATTCTGTTCTGTGATTAATGGTGACAATCCACCATGCTCAATCATACGACCAGCCCAATATTCCTAATACTCAAGAATTATCCCTTCTTCAGTGTATTCATACTCACCTTCAGTATCAATCATTAAATATCGTTTACTCATCTATAAACCTTAGATTTGCCCAACTACCGATAATACGTGATTGACGTATAGTAACCATTTCCAACCAACGATATTCATTTCTTACTCTAATTGGAAGTAGCGCAAATTTTCTAATTGTGCGCTCTGTACCATATAGTTCATTAACCCAACGCATTATACATCTTCGAATTTAATATTAAACACATCCAGTAAGGTGTGAATTCCATCTGACCACCCAAGGTATCCATCAAATCGAATAACAACTTCACCGGCATCTTCTTCTTCATCGAAGTTATCAAAGGTTACAAACGTATCGTCATTATCAAGATTAACTGTTATATTTAAATCTTGATTACCTTTTACCCATTCCCACTTCTCGGTATCGTCAAGTTCAGTAACCTGATTAGCCAATTGTCTATAATTAATACTCATTTCTTCTTGTAATTCTTTGATTGATTTCATTTCACGCATACCTTTTAATATTCTAGTTTCTTAAATTTTACTTCATCTTTTTAATTGATTCACACGCCTTAATCTACAATACCCCAATCTTCGGCAAGCATATCCGTTTGTGAACACAACCACGGCACAACTTGATTATCCGCTGTTTTCATATCAATATGTGCATGATAATTAATTTTAGTACCTTCAGGGTAAGTACCTAGTAGGGGTGGACGATTAACAGTGAATGTTGAACCATTAACAAGAAAGATAAACATGCCTTTCCCATTCCATCCTTCCCGTGATACCTTTTTACCGAGCTTAATATATTCTAATGCTTGACTAAAATTCATATATCTCCAATTATTAGTTTATCCACATTTACTTGAACCACATTGGTTACACTTAAAACACCCTTCAGAGTATACAATTTGGTCACTTCCACATTCCTCACACTTTTCACCATCAACTTTTTCACCATCTTTGATGTAAGTTTGTAAGAACTTTTTAATCTGGAAAATAAATGAACCAACATATACTTCTTCAATTCTATCTAACACACGAACAATGTTTTTAATTAAAACACCATGACGTAACAGGAATGAAATAATGCGAGTGATTTTACTTGCGTTATCGTCACCATTAATCTTTTTCATTACTTCATCAATATGTTCCTGTTTAATACCTTTATCCTGAACCAAATCCATTAATAGTTCGATAGCATTATTTGTAACAATAGAAGTTTCACGTGAATTTGTTTTAACAAATAATGCGAATGGTCTATTATCAGTTTCATTGTATACGATTGTTAAGTACCACTTCTTACCTTCAGCACGAATTGTTTTCATAACAGCCGGTGCTGAATCTGGCATCTTAACATCATCAATAATAATTTCTTCTTCGGTATCAACATCCTCTTTAGCAGAAAGAACCGAAGTCATAGTGCCTGAACGGTATGTTGTAACACCTTTAATCCATCCAGATTTATATGAGTTAAGGTAAATATCCTTGAAATCCTCATAGGGATAATCATGTGGGATGTTGACTGTTTTACTGATAGCAGAATCAATCCAACGAGCAAAACCTTTCAGGTCATTCACGTGGTCATCAGCCGTTAAATCTTCAGTAGTAACCGCCCAATCAGCATCAGGATTCCATTCACCACGAGCCTTCAGCCATCGAACCGCATAATCTTCACATAGAACTTCTTTAGTCAGGCCACGGTTTTTATCAATCTTATACACGATTCCGGTAGTTTCGTCAACCCCTTTAAGGATTTCTTCATCACCTTCTCTATCAAACTTGAACATATCTGTTTCAAACCATTGACCTTCATACCATTTTGGTGTTAGGTCTACTAAATGGTCAGGCACAATACCTTGAATAACTGTACGAATATATTCAGGCATAAAGATTGGTTCATTACCACCTGATAAGATGTTAGCGAAGATTGAAGTATTGCCTGTTGGTTGAATACTTAAACATGAGCTATTTCGAATACCAGTTGTTGTCAGTTTTTCCATATATGATTTTGGTAAATCAAGTGACTGCACAAATGGGCCTTTAACGTGTTCTTCAGGCTTACAGTATTTGAACATACCCTTTTCAACTGCTAAATCAATACTTGCCTTGTATGTTTCTTGTGCAAGTGTTTTCATGATTTCATCACGTAATTCATTAGCCGCATCAGAACCAAATCGAATCTTCATCATAAATAACAGTGAACCCCAACCAAGAATACCAACACCAATTCTACGTTTGTTCCTCATTGAATCTTCGTATTCGGGTAATGGAGCGTTTGATACATCATTAATATTATCAAGGAAGCGTACAACAGTTGGAATTATATCTTTAAACGCCTTGTAATCGAATGTAACAACACCATCTTTCTCTTTGATATATGCAGCTAGGTTAACTGAACCTAAATCACACACACCAGCAGGGGGAAGCGTTTGTTCTCCACATGGATTCGTACCCACAATTTTATCAACATAATTCGTAGGATAAAAATAATTTGCTCTATCTAAGAATAATACACCCGGTTCCGCACGATTATAAGTAGAATCCATAACCAGATTCCAAATCTTTAATGCAGAAACGGTTTCAAATACATCAACAGGGTATTCTTTTGAAACCCATAAAGCTAAATCACCATCCCATTCAGCTTTATATTTTTCGTGTGTAGTATCAGGGAAACGAAGTTGCCATTGGTCAACTAAATCAATTTCATCTTGTGTTGCGCCTTCATTCACCATCTGTTCAATCTTGATAATCTTTTCCATGAAGTCATCAGTCATGTTTACAGATACATTGAACTTAGAAAGTCTACCAGCGGATTGTTTAGCGGTAATAAATTCAACTATATCTGGGTGAGTTACATCAATTACACCCATCATTGCACCTTTACGAATCTTACCCTTTGCTTTCTTGTTGGTAGATTTTTTACCAGAACCAGATGTAATAATATCACTTGAACGGTCAAACAATTCCATATACTTAACAGCACCCGGTGATTCAACACCGATACCATGTATAAAAGAACCACGTGGGCGAATGTATGAAAAGTTCTCACCCCAACCACCTTCAGATTTTAGTGTTTGTGATTGGTTTCGTAGATTGGTCATGATGTTCACTAGTGAATCAATATCATGTGTAGCACGTGGTGCAAGGAAGCAATTCATTAGTGTAGTGCCACCCCAATCAGCACCAGCGTTAGAGTAGATACGTCCACCAGCAGTTACTTTAAAGCCGGTTAACATATCATAGAATTTTTGTTGCCATTCATCACGTAATGATTGATTTTTTTCTGCTTGAGCAACACCACGTGCTACACGCATCATTGTATCGTCAACATTATTATCAGTTGAATCTTTATAGGTACTTCTCCAAACTTCTTCGGAAAATTCATCTTCAAAAATGGTATCGGTCATTTATAATCCTCATCAATATTTTTATTTTTGGGTTTAACACCATTACAGTGCTATCCTCTTTTTTATTATTATATACCTTCTCAGGCATTCGTTCTTTTAGTTTCCATGCATTCCATAGATTAATTGGTGGAAACGTCATATCAGGCCAATCTAGGTTACTCATATCTTTTTATATTTTGCCAATTCCATCTTAGCTTTCAACCCTCTAAATGTTCTGCTTTCTATATATGCATCAAGTTCATCAGGTGTAAACTCTTTTAAGATTAAATCATTTATATCATCGCCTGAGTTGATTTCGTTACCCCAAACACAAACACCAAACCCTTTATTAATCACGGTTTCCATGCGTCTAATTATTTCATGTGAACGTGGTTCATTGTCAAATATAAAAGCAGTTTTATCTTTATTGAATAATGAAAAATCAATATCAGCACCAGCCATAGCAGCACAGTTCTTTAAAAACAGTGAATCAATTGGCCCTTCAACTACCTTGACTGTTTTACTCTCATCAATAGTGTTCATACCAAATACTTTAGATATATCTGGTACAAGTTCGAGTGTTACATATCTCTGTGATTTTGGAACGTGTTGAGCATCACCAATAGCTCTACCCTGAATGTGTGTGACTATACCATCTTTATTAATAAACGGTAATATCAATCTAGGAATATCATCAAATTTAGTTTCCTCATAATCAGGAATTAATTTACTGAACACATTCATTGATGCAGCAAAGTACAAATTACTGAATTGATTTGTGGGGATACCACGACCTTCAGCATACATCCATGCAACATGACCCTCACCTAATTGTTTGAGTGACTTTAGATGTTTTAATACTTCAGGAACTTCTTTTGCTTCAGGCTTTGAGTAATTAAAGTTTAACTCATTAACCTTTTTCTCTTTAGTGTGATGTACTGATTCCTTAAACACTTCCATTTTATATTCCTTATAAAAGTCTGCATCAAACCACTTAAGGAATTTATCAAATGTTCGGTGCTCAGGTGCGCCACAATTCTTACAGTCGTAAAACATCTTACCTTTACGGGTATAAAAGTATCCACGTGCTTTTGTTTTACTTTTTTGGGAGTCACCACAGATAGGGCAACGGCAGTTATATACACCTCTTTTTTTAGGCTTAAATAATTGTAAGCGACCTGAAATCATTTTCAGGTACTTCTCGGAAATCCAATTCATAATGTAACCCTGTTATAATTATTTTTCTACGGGTTTATAATATTCTTTATAATCCTGAATTATATCTCTATGTAGAATGATTGTGTTTTCACAACTCTTATTATTAAGAATCCAATTGTCAAAGGATTCTTTATCCATCCAGATACCTACGTTTTCTTGTATCTGATATACTTTAACAGGCACATCTTTTAGTGTCAATGGTTTAGGATAGGGAATATCAAGGTAAGGCTTTGTGTAACATACCTTTTCACGATTACAACGCTCACAGGCCCAATCAGTGATATTTTCGCTGATTGTTGAACAACCTGACAACATGAATACCACCATCATTGATAGAATTATTTTACGCATGTTGCACCTGCATTACCTGTAGCTGATTCTATACATCCATATGAATTCTGAATGATTAAGTTTATATCCTCATCATATTGCTCTTTAACTTCAGCGGGTGCATCTTTAAATTTCTCGAAATCTATACCACCTAAAATATCCTTAACTCGGTTATATTCCAGTTCAAGGTCAGCCCGTTTCTGTTCGTTGTTTTTAATAATAAGCAACTGTTTATTGTAATCGTTACGAACTTTCTTTTCCTTTTCGATTAATTCATTATGGGTATCTGATAAAGTGTTGTACTTATTAATCAATTCGTAGTGGGTATCAACCGCCCACCAACCAGCAGCTACAATAGCGCCAGCTACAATAACACCAAGTACATACTTATTTGTGAATGCTTTCTTTAGGAATGGCCCAACACCAGTAACCATAGAAATTATTGTGGGGATAGAAAATACCATGTTACACCTTAGTGTTAATTATGATTTGTAGTTCGTCATCCACTTCTACGTCATGTGTTAAATCACTATCTACCCATGCGTTTAAAAACATTAAGAATGTTTTAATATATGAATGAAATTCACTTTCCAATCTATAAAATAAAATAAAATTAGCGGTTTCGATTCCGAATACATTAATTAAAATAATAATGTTATTCAGAACTAACCGCTCATTAATATTGCCTGTAGATTTATATCTACGAAACATTTTCTTTAGGATAATAATTTTATTTAAATCATTATCGAATTCTTCACGATTAAAGTGTGGAGTACGATAATTATTCAAACAAAACTTTATAAATTCATCATCTACTTTCAACTGTAATAACCTTACCTGAAGTTTTGAAGCCTTTCTTACGCATAATAGTTTTCGTAATCAAATCAACTTCTTTATTAGCTCTATCCCATTTCAATACTATAGGTATATTTATATCAGTTGAAATAGACTTAATTAGTTCTTCAATCTGTTTCTCACCAGATGTTTTAGACATTTTCTTACCATACTTCTTAAAAGCATCCTTGAAAATCTTGGCCAGTTCAGAAAGGGTTATTTGTGTTTTGTTACGTGCATCATTAAGCCTGTCAAAGAAATGTTTAGTAAAAACAACATCAATGTTGAATTTACCAAACAGCTTATCAAGTGCTTTCTCAAGAATGTTTAATTGTGTTTTACTGATAGGTTCAGCAATAGCAGCTTCAATAAGATATTCTTTAAATGATAACATTAGTCAGTTTTCTTTGCAGCAGCTTTTTTCTTCTTAGATGCACGTTTCTTTGGTGCAGCCTTTTTAGGGGTTTCCTTAACTTCTTCAACAACTGGTTCTTCATTAGCCGACTCTACAGGGGTTTCAGTGTCAGCTTCGTCAGAAGGCTCTACATCAGGCTCTACAGAGATTTCAGTGTCAGGATTATCAGCTTCACCAGAATCACTTGTATCTTCATTCGCTTTTTGTGTTGTGCCTTTTACATCAACATCTTTAGCATCAACTAAACCTTTCAGTGAAACCAGAAGTTCACCAGAATCAGGGTCAACCCAGCCTCGTTTAGTTGGAATTGCATTTGGACACCAGTTGGGTGCAGTTTTTAAATCTCTAGGCATTTTTATTTCCTCTTAATAAATCATGTAATTTCTGTAATGTGGTATCTACATCGGTGTGGTGGATACCAATACCACCTTGTGATTCCCATTCTTTAATATTTTTGATATAATCGTCAACTAAGATATTTGGAATATCGTTTTCATCACACCATGCGAAATCAACTTTCTGACTACGTGGTACAATATGTATGTGTTCTTCAAGTAAATGAGTGTGATGTGTTGCCCATCTACGTTTCTGTTCTATACAAGAATCCCTGTTTAATCTAATTGGTGCGGATAGAATAAATGTTTTTTCTACTGGATAATTTTCTTGCATATATTCAAGCAATACATCAGCGCCAGAATCCTTAGATAAGTTAAACCAGAAATCATCAACTTCTAGTGTTGGACTCCATACTTCATGAGATAGAGAACCATATTTCTTATCCGCTTCAATTAGTGATATACCAGTTAGTTCTTCATAGCCACCCCAAAGGTCAACCAGTACACCATCCATATCCAAATAAACTTTCATAATATAAACCTTCTTTTTAAATTTTAGTATGCATTGTAAAACGAATCATAATCCGTTGAGGATAGTTTTCGTTTAGCATATTTCATTAATTCTTTATAATACATATCACGTAGCTTTCCAAGTTCACTATTCAGAGAACCTTCAGCTTTCTGAATATCAGCGATAGCATTAAATATTGTTTCCAACTTCTTATGTTTGAGAACTTTTGCACCAGAAATCAACGCACCAATGTGGTCATTTATATCTGTCATCTTTGCAATGCGGTCTACTTCTCGACTGATATTAACCGCTTCATTTAGTTCTGGTTTTTCATCATCCGCTTTCCAGTTCTTATCAATGTAGTTGTAAAATTCCTTTTCTTTATCACCTGATAACTCATCTGGTTCTTCAACACCAAACTTCTTCAATGCTTTCTTAAAGAATGCCTGATATGCAGTTTCTTCATTAATTGCTTCGTCTATTTTTGCAACATTACCATCAAGCATCCAGAGAACCATTTCTTTAATGGTAATCTTTTCTTTCTTACCTGAGAATAATGCAGTTAGAAAACGGTTAACCAGTTTAGGGTCATTGAAGTATTTGCTGATAATCTGTTTAGCAACTTTTTCATCTTTATTTTTAACTGCTTTATTAAGCATTGTAATCATGCTTTCAGAGATTTGTAATTTGTAGTTATCCATCTGGTTTCCTATAGAATGTTATTTGTTTCTTTTATTTCCAACCGCATCACCATAAGCTAATGTCATTGGTAGTAATGTTTTAATTGGTAAATCAATCATTACCGTTTGTACTTTCATTTTCGGGTCGATTAACATAGCACCCAAGTATCTATGATGACCGTCAATAATATAGTTATCTGAACTAACGATAAAGAAGGTTTTATTCTGGAAGAATGATGCAGAACCTTTTGCGCCATTTTCAGCAATCGGGTTAATCGACTTATCGTAATAAATCTGTTTTTGAATTGGCTTTAATTTACCAACTTCAACTTTCGGATTAGTAATCTTAATCACGTCATCTTTAGCGTCACCGTCATGTACCTTTAATCCATTCTCTAAGAACTTCTTAGCAGAATCACCACTCAACCCTTCAGGGAATGGGTTTCCTTTAGAGTTATCATTTGCGAAAGGTGGGCTTAAATCAATATAACCTTTCTCTAAACGCTTCTGAAACTGCTTAACATCCTTAGCATCAATTACAGGCATATCCTTACGTTGAGTTTTACCAGAACCAGCTTGACGTTGAGCAAATACATAATTCTTATCGAAGTTAGGAATTTCTGAATCCAGTGAGGATTTAGTAAAAATTGATTCAGCATATGAACGTGCTTTTTCAACAGGGGTTTTGATTAATTCTAATTTACCCGCTTGTTGACCCGCTTCAACGATAAACATTTCACTAAAGGTTCTACGTTGACGTATCTGACGTTTCTTACCACCTGAGAAACAACTATTACACATCCACGCAGGTTGGCCTTTATGTTCGATTTTCTTATAGTGCATTCCACCACATTCAGGGCATGGGGATGTGCGCTTAACAACCTGACCTAATGAAGCATCACCAAGTTCAGCCGCTTCCATTACCTTGCGTTTGACCATAGATGTTTTGGAGCATTCTTCACACTCACAGTCATCCTCTTTACATTTCTTCTTACCTAAGATTTGTTTCTTAGTATCGCCGCTATCAACACCACCCGCTACATTGGTGGGGGTTTCTTCCAGTAGATTAGCATAAAGTTTTTTAAAGGTCATTGGCATATTATTTCCTGATTTCTTAGCAAATTTTTCTAAATCTTTGGCTTGTATATATCCACTTGATTCCATTGGAATCTCTTTACTAACTCGCTTCATGTTTGTTTCATCGACTAATCCCTTATCGTATAAAATACGTAAAGCCGTCGATAAATTGTATCCTGTTTGTGCCATGTTTGTTATCCTATCTGTTTTAAAAATATTATGCGTAGCGAGTTTCTTTATCCATTACTTTTTGCATTTCTCTAGGGTCAATACCGTAGGTTTCAGCCGCTTTAACCAATGCAGTGTGTACACTAATCTTTCGTGTTGCATCTTTGAGCATTTTGTGTTGTAATTTCAATACAGCGATATACTTATCTTTATGTAAACTACGCTTGAGGAAATGCAATACCTTTTTAGGCAACATTTCCTTAGTCATATCGCGTATGATATTTTCTTCTAGTTGTTGTACGCTGTATTGTTTAAAGGTTATCATAGTGACTACTCGTAGTTACCTGTATTCATTTCTTCTTCCCATTCAGTTTTCATCTGAAGGGCTACTTGTTCAATATCGCCTTTTGAGAAGATTTTGCCACCATCGCCGTATTCTTTCTCATATGCCTTCGCGCCTTCTTTAGCAAGTGGCAACCAAATCTTTACTGCAAGATTGGTATCATATTTACCGGCTTTATGTTTACGTGAAAGGTTTTTACGAATCGGGGAAATTCGTCTACGATATATATCACTATCATTATCAATGTATAGTTGTAATTCATCTACTTGAGTTTGGTTATATCCCTCATGCATCTGAGCGTTTTCTTCTTGTAATTCTTTGAATGATTTCAT